CCAACGGCGATGCCCTGGCGAAGCTCCCCGCCGCACCCGGCGAGGAGAGCGGGCAGGCCCCCTCGGGGCCGCCTCCCACCACCGTTCCGGCTGACGGTCAGGAGCAGCTGCGCCGTATGCAGGAGCAGGGCACCTCCGGTGTCGCGGCTCCGCAGGGCTCGGACGCCGAACTGGCCGCGGCCCTGAAGGCCGCGAGCCCCGAGGCTTTCGCGCAGCTGATGCAGTCGAACGGATCGCAGTTCGACTGGAGCGGCTACACCGCCCCCTGACCTCTCCCCGTCCCTACGGCACCCCTGGAAGGGGTGAGAGGCCACCATGGCGAACGCCTACACAGACACTTCAGCCCTGTCCAACGCCGTACAGACGGCGTATGACAAGGTCTTCGAGTTCCAGCTCCGCTCCCAGCCGCTCTTCCGCGCGATGGCGGACAAGCGGCCCGCCAACACCACGGCGCCCGGCGGCTCCATCGTGTTGGAGCGCTACCAGGACATGGCGCAGGCCACCACGGCTCTCACGGAGAACGTGGACCCGGACTCGGTGGCCCTGGGCAACACCACCACGACCACGCTGACGCTCAACGAGTACGGCAACGCGATCCTGAGGACCCGGAAGCTGTACCTGTACAGCCTCACGGACGTGGACCCGGCGATCGCGAACATCATCGCCTACAACTGCGCTGACAGCGTGGACACCATCGTCCAGACGACCCTGCGCGGCGGCTCGAACCTGATCCAGCGCAAGGCCGGCACGGTGTCCTACGTGACCAACGCCAACTCCGGGACGCTGGCCACCACGATGGCCACCACGGACATCTACACGTCCGCCATGGCCCGCCTGGCGGTCGCCAAGCTGCGGACCAACAAGGCGGTGCCCCGCAAGGGTTCGCTGTACTGGTGCGCCATGCACCCGGAGGTCTCGCTCGACCTGCGGGCCGAGACCGGCGCCGCCGCCTGGCGCGACCCGCACAACTACAGCGCGGCCGGCAACATCTGGGCCGGCGAGATCGGCGCCTACGAGGGCGCCTACTACATCGAGTCCCCGCGCTGCTACAACGCCGTGGACGCCGGCACCGGCGACAACACCGTGCGCCGCTTCCGCACGTACTACGCGGGCCAGCAGGCCCTGGCGGAGGCCGTGGCGGACGAGTTCCACGTCGTGGCCGGTCCCATCGTGGACAAGCTGGCCCGTTTCCGGCCGCTGGGCTGGTACGGGGTGGCCGGGTGGGCCCTCTATCGCCAGGAGGCCCTGGTCCGGGCCGAATCGACGTCGAGCATCGACTTCTCCTGACGATGGCTACGTGGACGTTCCGGACCCCGTCTGTGGACGAGGGTCCGGCGTCCTGGGACAGCCCACTGTTCCTCCGGTACAAGCTCGCGCGCGGCATCACCATCCTGGAGGGCCCGCCCGGCACGTACCGGGCGGTGCGCTACCCGACCCAGGACGAGCAGGCCGCATCCGCCCCAGGGCTCTACATGGGCGGCCACGAGTACACCGTGGACGACGCCACCAAGGCCGCGCTGATCGCGGCCGGGGTGGGTGTCACGGAGTCCAACTTCACGCCCCCCGCTGGCACCTACGGCGCCGGGCCGTACGGCGCAGGGTTCTACGGAGGATAGATGGTCACCAAGCCCACAACCGGCCAGAGCCGGGACACATGGGGCACGACCCTCAACGCCGCTCTGGATGACCTGCAGTCGCAAGCCAACTCCAAGCTGCCGTTGGCGGGCGGTGTGCTCACCGGCGTTCTGCAAACCGGCGCCGTGCCCGGCATAGTGGACCCGGCGCTCCCCGCCGGCTACGGCGGTTCCGCCGTTTCCACAGGCCTGACGCTGGGCAGCACCTACCCCTCAGACGACGTGGTGGGCGGCACTGACGGTACGGGCCGCCTGAACCTGTACTCCTACCAGCGCAGCAACGTCAACAGCTTCGGTGAGGTCATCCGCGCTTTCGGCATGCGCAAGGACGCCAAGCAGATGATTGCCTGGTATGCGCCCGTCAGCGGCTACGACGCGACGACTCGCGATCCGGTAGCTGGCACCACCTGGAAGCCTGTGACGTGGATCGGCTCCCACTGGGAATCCAATGGGCATACCGGAAACCACAAGCACTGGGAGATCGAAATCCCAGACGTGAACGGCGCCTTGCAGGGCCGGTTCGAGATCCTCTACGGGCGGCAGTCCGATGAGACGATCGGACTGGACAAGACCAACATCATCACGAACCTTGCCGACTTCACCGTCCGCTGCCACGGCACCGACACCGCCGGTGCAGACATTCTCCAGGTGCTGCGCCTCAGCGCCGCTGCGAACTTCGAGAAGGGCTTGGAGTTCTGCAACGACACCGACGGAGTCGCCCGGCGCTGGAAGATCCGAACCAACTCGACCACCGAGTCCGGCAGCAATGCCGGTGCGGACTTCCAGATAGCCAACTACGACGACAGTGGCACGCTTCTGTCCAACGCGTTCAACATGGAACGCAGCACCGGCAACGTCGGCATCGGCGGCATGCCAGCCGCCCGGCTGCATGTGCGGAAGAACGGCACCTCCACGTCGGATCTGCTTCAGCTCACCGAAGCGGACGGCACCACTGTCCTTGCCAAGATCAGTTCGGCTGGGAACGTGACCACGCCGCAGCTGAACTTCTCCGGCACTAGTGCTCAGGTGCAGGTGAACGGCGTCACTGCGCTGCGCCTGGACTCGTCTCGCAACGTCGGTATCAACAACGCCCAGTCGTTCGGCAGCGGCCAGGGCGTTGTCGGCATCACCAATGCGACGGTGGCGCCCACGGGCAATCCGACAGGGGGAGGCGTCCTCTACGCCGAGGCCGGCGCACTGAAGTGGCGCGGCTCATCCGGCACCGTCACCACCATCGCTGCTGCCTAGGGAATCGCATGCACAGCAACCACACCCACGAAGGCGCGCAGTCGGCATCGGCTGCCGAGCAGCCCGATCCGCTGGCCGAAGCCCGCGCGCTTATTGCGAAGGACTCGCAAGAGCGCATGGAGCGCTGCGCCGAAGAGATCCATGCCGTGCTCGACAAGTACGGCATGCGGCTCGACGTTGCCCCCCCGCAGATCAGCATCATCCCCGCATAGGAGGCGGCCATGGCCGCGAAGAAGAGCATGCCGCCCGTGAAGGCGGCGAAGAAGGCCGCCGGCAAGAACGCGACCGCGCAGGCGAAGAGCCTGGGCAGCCCCACCGGGGCCACGGCTCGCGCCAAGAAGATGACGCAGCCCTCGGGCAAGGGCTCCACGACGACCGCCAAGAACGTCGGCAGCGGCAGCGGTTCCGCTGCCATGCCGCCCTGGGCGAAGGGCACGGCCAAGGTGGCCGCCTCGCAGGCCGCGAAGCGCAGCCCCCGGGCCGCGAAGAAGACGGGGGGCGGCTACTGATGGCCGGCCCGTACTGCCCCGAGGGCGACGGCGGCAACAGCACCGTCACCAACCAGGACGAAGCCGTGATCCTGGCCGCCACCGTGGCGGCCGTGCCCGTCCAGGGCACCGCACTGGGGACCGAAGACGACTCCCACCTCCAGGGCCAGTACAAGGTCATGGCCGGCGACGTGGCGGGGTCCTGATGGCGTGCCGCACCGGCTGCCCGACCCCGGGCAGGCACAAGAGCTGGGGTGAGTGCGCCCGCGCCGCCAACCTCAAGGTGGCGTACTGCGGCATCGGTGGCGGCGACGCCACCGAACAGAAGAAGTGGGACGCGGAGCTGGACCTCTACCGCTCCGCACGCCGTCAGGGCGTGCAGCCGGACGGGACCAGGAGGGACAAGGTCATGGCGGCCCTGGAGGCCTCCAATAGCGCAGGCGCGGCCTACGGGCGGGACTTCAACGTGGCCACGCCCATGCCCGATGGAGTGCAGCCGGTATGACGACCTTCGATCAGCTCGTACGGCAGGTGCGTCAGCAGCTGCTGGGCTTCACCCTGAACCAGGAGAGCGTCAGCGAACTGCTGGTGGGCATGTCGCCCACGGACATCACCTTCCAGGCCGACGGCGAGACCATCGGCAACCTCTCCCGCGGCCTGGTGGAGATCGATGATGAGCTGATCCTGGTCAAGAAGTGGGACCAGACCTCCGGCACGGTGACCGTGATGGGCGGCCTCTCGGGCCGCGGCTACGAGGGCACCACGGCAGCCGGGCACAACGTTCACGCCCTGATCACCTCCAATCCGGCCTTTCCGAAGGCCAGGATCAAGGAGGCGGTCAACCTGACGATCAGCACGCTCTATCCGGAGCTGGTCGTTTTCTCCTCCACGGAGATCACCAAGCTTGCCCCGCAGATCGAGTACGAGCTGCCTTCGGACTGCTCTGACGTCTGGTACCTGACGGGCCAGACGATCGGCCCGTCCAAGGTCGCCCAGCCGCTGCCGAACTGGCGCTACAACCCCAAGGCCCGGACGGCGAACTTCCCCTCCGGGAAGTCGATCCAGATCCTGGACGCGGTGGTCCCCGGCCAGGCCGTCAAGGTCGTCTACGCCAAGACCCCGGCCCTGCTCGTCAACGGCACGGACGACTTCGCGGCCACGACCGGCTACCCCGACCGCTACACGGACCTCGTGGTGTACGGCACCTGCATGCGGCTGCTGCCGGCCCTGGAGGCCGCACGCCTCCAGCAGCAGGCCGTAGAGGCCACCGAGCGGGCCACGCTCGTGCCCCCGGCCAGCGCATCCCGGGCCATGGCCATGTACGCGCAGCTGTACCAGCAGCGCCTGTCCGAGGAGCGCGACCAGCTCTACGCCGACGTGCCGAATTACGCCTTCTTCCAGGGCTCTTAGGGGTCACCATGGCCAACGCCGTCTTCTACTCCAACGTCGCTCAGCAGACCACGCTGAGCGGCAGCATCTCCTCGGGTGCCACATCCATCGTCGTGGCCGCCACAACGGGCTTCCCGGGCTCCTTCCCGTACACGCTGGCCCTGGACTACGGGGCCGCCACGGAGGAGCTGGTGAGCGTCACCGGCGCCGCCGGTACCACGCTCACCGTCACCCGCGGGTACGGCGGCACGAGCGCCCAGAGCCACAGCCTGGGCGCCGTTGTGCGGCACGTCTACGACGCGACCGACGCTACGGCCTTCAGGACCCACGAGGCCGCCACGGCGGCCATACACGGCGTTGCGGGCACGCTCGTGGGCACGAGCGATACGCAGACCCTGAGCAACAAGACGCTGACGAGCCCGACCATCAACAGCGGCGCCCTGGCGGGCACCTTCACCGGTGCACCGACCTTCACGGGGGGCGCCACGTGGTCCGGCGCAAGCGTCCTGGTGGAACGCGCTCTGGCGACGGACAACGCCTATCGCGCACGCCTGACGGGCGACGCGAACAGCCGCTTCATCGTCAACGCGGACGGCAAGGCCCTGTGGGGGCCCGGAACGGCCTCCACCGACACCAACCTCTACCGTTCGGCCGTAGGCACGCTGACCACGGACGGTGTCCTGACCGTCGGTGGCGAGCTGCGGCCGGGCAACTTGATCCGCTCCAGCCGTGCCAACGCCAATGACAGCCTGATCGAAGGCCGGGTCACCGGCGATTCCAGCGCCCGCTGGTTCGTTGATGAGTCCGGGATGACCTGGTGGGGCAGCGGCTCTGCCGTGCAGGACACCAACCTGTACCGCTCGGCTGCCAACACCCTGAAGACCGACGACAACCTGATTGTCGGCCTCGGCCTGACCGTCAGCGGCAGCATCTCGGCGAACAACCTGCTGATCGTCTCGGACTGGACCAGCCCCACGCTGTTTACCGGCTATACCGGGGACGGCAACAACAACGGCACCGTGCAGTACCGGGTCATCGCGTTCCTGGGAACGACGTTCGTGCAGTGGCGCGGAGGCCTGAACGTCGGCTACATCAGCGGCAGCCCGATCAACGGCGGCAACTTCCTCAACGCCGCCCTGCCCGCCTCTGCCCGGCCGGCGTCCATGCGGACGTGTCCCGTCGCCTGCTCGGGCGCGAGCAGCACCAGCCTTGCCATGAAGGTGGACTTCAAGACCGACGGCACGGTGAGCATCGTCAACCAGACGGGTGACACTCCGCCCTGGATCAGCCTCAACAACGTCATGTACTCGCTCTGAGGGGTCCTGATGGCCGGCATAGTCTCCAGGCTGCCGTTCCCCCTGTCGGGGCGAACGGCCGTAGCGTCCAGCAGCTTCGCCCTGGACGGCGTCCAGTACGCCTACGCCCTCGGCGGCATGCCGTTCCTGTCCGCCATCAACGACGACCGGGCGATGACCCGGGCCGGGGCGCAGCTGAACAAGCAGCAGTTCGACAACCAGCGCGAGCCCGGCGAGCAGTCGCTCGCCAACTGGTGGCTGAGGAGCCAGGCGACCTTCATCGGCGGCGAAGGTCTGCTGTATCAGGACCCTGATCAGGTCCAGGTGGCCAATCTCCAAAACCGCCACGCCATTCAGTACGGCCACTCGGTGGGCTGCAACCCGTGGACCAACGGCAGGCTGACGCTGCTGCGCCGCACGACGCAGCGCATCGCCGACGCCTCGGCGAACCCTCACAACGTGGTGGGCTGGAACAACGGCACGGACCGCTACTGGGACGCGGTCGGCAACGTGCTCAAGAGCGACGACGGCACGACCGTCAGCACGGTCACCTGGGGTGGGGCGGGGACCATCAGGGCCCTGACTTCGGACGGCACGAACTACTTCGCCGCGGACAGCACCGCCGTGTACAAGGGCGCCGGGAGCGGCGCCGGGGCCTCGTTCGTGACCACGGGCACGGCCAACGTGGCCATGGGTTGGGTCAAGGGCCGGCTGATGCTGGGCCTGGACAACAAGGTCTACGAGTGCGACAACACCCCGGCGAAGAACCTGCGCTTCACCCACCTCAACGCCGGGTGGACGTGGACCGCCTTCGCCGAAGGCACCAACGCCATCTACGCGGCCGGCAACGCCGGCTCCCAGGGCGCCATCTACAAGTTCGTACTGGACACCTCGGGCAACGTGCCCACGCTCGCCTCCGGCGGCATCCAGACGGCCCAGCTGCCGCTGGGCGAGATCGTCTACAGCCTGGTCACGTACATGGGGACGTTCGTCGGCATCGGCACCAACCGCGGCTTCCGCGTGGGTGAGATCGACGGCAACGGGGACATCCAGTACGGGCCGCTGCTGATCTCCAACAGCCTCGGCTGCAAGGCCGTGGCGGCCTATGACCGCTTCTTCTTCGTCGGTGCCTCGAACGGCATCGACGGCAAGTCGGGGCTGTACCGGGTGGACCTGGGCCAGCCCGTCCAGGACACGAACAGCTCGGCCGGCGGACGCTTCGCCTACGCCACGGACCTGCAAGCGCAGGTCACGGGAGAAGTCCTGTCGGTGACGAACTTCGGCAACTCCGACCGCATGGTCTTCGCGGTCTCGGGCCAGGGCGCTTACCTGGAGCACGCCACCGACAAGGAGCCCACGGGCTACCTCCAGACGGGGCGGATCCGCTTCAACACGTTGGAACCCAAAATCTACAAGTTCGTCAGCGTGAAGACGCCGAACACGCTCATGGGGAGCGTGGGCGTCTCCGTGATCGAGCCGGGTGGCTCGGAGACCTCCATCCTGACCATCTCCCAGGGCGGCAACTCCACCATCGAGAACGTGGTCATGGCCGCGCCCATGACCGCCGTGGAGTGGGTGCAGCTGAAGCTGACGCTGGGCCGGTCGGGGACCGACACCACGCAGGGCGGAGAGGTCAACGGCTGGCAGCTCAAGGCCATGCCCGGGGCCGTGCGCCAGCGGGTCTTCACGATCCCGCTGCTCATGTTCGACAAGGAGCAGACGCGCTCCGGTCAGACCGTGGGCTACGAGGGCCGGACCCTGGCCCGCCTCCAGGCCTTTGAGCAGATGTTCGCCAAGGGTGACGCCGTCACCCTCCAAGATCTCACCGCCGACCAGAGTTACCTGGTCGTGATCGATGACTACCGCCTCGAGCAGCGGGCCCAGCCCGGCTCGAACAGCTCCAACTACGGCGGCGTGCTCTGGGTGGAGGTCCGCACGATCAACGACGTGGTGACCTCATGACCTGGCCGCCTGACCGGGTCATCATCGCCCCCGCCAACGAGGGCGAGAGAGACGCCGTGAGGACCGCTCAGCGCGTGCTGAGCGTGGACGTGACCGGAGAGATGGACCCGGCCACGAAGACCGCTCTGAGGGGCGTACAGAGGCTCTTCAGGCTGCCCGTGACGGGCGTACTCGACAGACAGACGGCCCAGGCGCTGGACCGCCTGCGGCCACCATCCCTGAGGGGGGACGAATGAAGACCACCATTCTCCAGCTCGGTATCGCCGCGCTGGTCATCGCCGGCTTCGTGGTCCTGATGGTCAAGGGCCTGGACGTGGGCGCGTACATCGGCGTCGTCACGCCGATCCTGACGGCCGTCTTCGTGATACAGCACGTGAACGTGCGCAGCGACGCGCAGGACCAGGCCTTGCAGCAGATCACCCACCAGACCAACGGGGTGCTGACCGAGCGGATCCAGGATGCTGTGAAGGCTGCGTTGGCAGAGCGTGAAGGCTCGAACACAGACTGAGCACTGTCAGTACCGCCGGGTACATTCACAGGTGGCTCAGCATGGCAGCGGAGCCATTGTGCCCGGTCCCCTCCGGGCACAAAAAAAGAGCCCCCCAGCCGTGAGGCTGGGGGGCTCTTCGTGCTACGGGATGTCGGTCGTCTGGACAGTGATCGTGCGCTGGACGGTGCGCACCAGGGTGCGCGTGCACTTGTAGATCTCGACCACGTCGTCCGTGCTGGACGCGTGGCCCTCGGCCACGGTCGTGGCCGCTTCGATGTTCGGGTACTCCGCGGTGGACCCGGGGATCTCGTACCACTCCGCGTTAGCCACTGGCTTCCTCCAGGTCTGCGATGCGTGCTGCGTTCTTGAGCCAGCGCCTGCGGGTGGCCTCGGCTTCCTTGTGGATGACCTCCCGCAGGACAGCGACGATGACCGCCTGGCGGCGGTCGGCCATGAGAAGGCGCAAGTCCTGCTTGTCCTGCTCGGACAAGCGCCAGCCCACCTGGTCCTTGATCTCCGGGAGGACGAACTCCTCAGCTGCCATCCGGCACCTCCGGATCGCTCGGGTTCATGTCCTCTTCGCGCACGTAGCGCAGGGACTCGTCACCGCCGCCGCACGTCTCCGCGTTCTCGTTGTCCTCCAGCGGGTCGCCGTGCTCCGGGCAGTCCGGGTGCGCGTAGGCCACGACCCCGGGCCCGCCGTATTCCGGGAGCCCGATGTCCGCCGGGGTCAGGCAGACACCGTTGCACTCGGCCTCAGCTGCCATCCGGCACCTCCGGGTCGATCAGGTCGGCGGCGTGGGCCATGCCGCGCAGGGACTCGCTCTGCGCCCCATGCCAGCCGCCCTGCTTCCGGATCTTCTCCGCCAGCTCGTGGGCGTGCTGGCGCTTGTAGAACTCCAGGACGGCCATCAGGACGTCCCAGCGGGCGTCGTTACGGTCCCAGCCCCGAGCGATGGACCGCAGGGCCACCAGTAGCTCACCAGGGCCCTCGTCAAGGCGCTGGAGGCCCTGAAGCGTGGGCTGCCAGTCGGGCACGTGGCCCCGGGCCAGTTCACGCCACGCCTTGACGTCCTCCAGCATGTGGCTTTGCTTCATCACTGCTCTCCCGGCGGGATCATCTCCCAGTCGCCCTGGCGGTCCGCCGGCAGCTCCGGCGGAGCCGGCGGGACGATGTTCGCCCAGCCGTTGCCCACGGCCGGCTCGGGCGCCGGGTGCGCGGTCTGGGCCATGCCCAGCGCCATGCCGGGGATGCGCTCGGGCAGCGGCGTCTGCCGCGCCTGGACGAACTCCAGCATGCGCTGGAGCTTGGACACCAGCTCCTCTTCGCTGTCACTCGGATTCAGGGTGAACAGGGCCTCCATGGCGTCGTCCGCGTAGGAGAAGCGGACAGCACCCTTACTGGTCAGCTTGAGCATCAGCTCTCCGTTTGGGGGTCGATGAGATCGGCGGCCGAGTCCCACTCGTCCGCGAACAAGACGTTGTCGCCCTCGCGGCCGTGGGCTCGGATCTTCTCGGCGAGTTCGTGGGCGTAGGCGTCCAGGTACGCATCCAGGCGGTACGACGTACGCCCGCTCTCGAAGAGGCGATGGACAGCGTCCCGGGCACTGACCCGGCAGGGCGCCTCGGGGTTCCGGGCGCAGGCGGCGCAGTCCCCATCGCCGTTCGTGTCGTTCAGGCATACGCCCATCACTGCCCCCCGCCGGGAAGCGGGGCCACGTGGGCGATGCCGGCCACGAAGCCCAGGCGGTGCTTGATGATCAGAGCCCCGTCCACGGCCTGCACGGTGGCGTCACCGGGAAGGGCCACCTCGTACAGGTGGCCCGCAACGGCATAGCCCACGAGGTACGGCGGACGCCGCTCCGGCTGGGGCGGCAGCTCGTTGGCCTCGCGGGCCAGCTCGTCAGCCGCGTGGCGGCAGCCGAACTTGCAGTCGTCCGTGTGCTGCCGGTAGCAGCCGCTCTCATTGGCACAGCGCCAGTCCGCGCCCTCCGGCGCCTCCGGGCAGTCCGAGACGTAGTGCCCGTCGTTGTGGCGGCAGTCGTCGCCGCAGGCGTTGCAGTAGCCGCCGGTGCTGTGGTCGGCCTGCATGTGCCCACATGTGCAGTTGTGATCACAGCGCTCCGGGTCTTCCGGCGCCTGCTCTTCCTCTTCGGGCGTCAGCGGGGGCTCGGGCTCACCCGGCAAGCACCGGTCGCACGGGTCGTTGTCCGGGTGGTCGCACTGCTCGGGCTTCTCCTCGCGCCACTTCGCCTTGCAGTCCGGGCAGGTGTAGTAGAGCCAGCTCTTGCGGCCTCCCGGGCCGTCGTACAGGGACCCCGTGAACTGCTTGTCCGGGTGCTGGCACTCCTC